GGCTCGTTTGTGTTCTCACTCAGTTCGTTCACTAACTCGAGAAGCGGCTTGGGAGAGCAGCGACGGGCGGCCTCACACAATTGCGGCCAATGTGCCGGATCGTTGATGCCCGTGTAGGCGCAAAACTCGATGTAGAGTCCGAACTCCTCACACAAATCAACAAAGGCCGGTATGCGGCCATAGTCGATGTCGAGGAAGGTGCCAATACCGGGTATGTCGTACGCCGTCCACACCCGCAACATGTTGAACCCGTGGTCACGTCGCTGTGTTAGTTGTGGTGTGATGTCCTCACCATGCTGCCAACGATTCAATAGATTGAAGTCGCTGCACTGTTTGGCTGTGAATCGTATTCCACCTACTTGCTGGAAGCTATGTCCACGAATCTCCAGTTCCGGTAAGTCAATCCCGGGCGTAGGATTCGGAGGTGTGGGGTCAGGTGGCGTCGGTTGTGGCGGTGACTTGTGTAAGCCGATAAGAATTGGCGCACCCATGTCGGGTGAGGTGTATGGCTGCTCGACATATGGGTCATAGCCATCAGCTGTAATGGTAATCCACACGACGTTGGCAATCAGTTCGCCGTTGGCCGAGGTGAACCCTTGCAAGACGCCCTCGACATTGGCGTTTGTAAGCGGTTCGTTCGTCTCAGCGTCGACTGCCTTGACCCACAGCTGAAAGCCTGCCATACGCCTCCTTATTGAACTCTTAGTGAATGGTCAACTGGTTCTTGTCTTTTTACTTTCTCCCGTTCGGGTTCGTCGTAAAAGCCGAGATCTTCTTCTTCATCGTCGTCGTACTCGTCGTCCTCCAATTCAGGAGGACTCGACGGTAAAGGTGTAGGAGTAGGCATGTCTACCTCTGTAAGACAGCAGTAAGAAGCCGCTCAGCGCGATTGAAGTCGCCTGCTACCAGCGCTGCCTCGAGGTGAGCCAGTTCAGCGGTGGCTGGCGGCTCCTCTTTCCCATCTGTAAGTTGCGGTGGTTCCTTCTTGGGTGGGAACGCACTTTTCTTATCCTCGGGTTTGCCGTCGTCTTGCACTTGCGCCTTGCCTTGGAACGCCATCTGCATTTGCTGAATCTTGTCGATCTTCTTCTGCTCTTCCTCTGCCATCTGCTCAGGCGTTAAGGGTGGGAAGCCAAGGATCTTATCGCGTATCTCAGGTGCCGTCACAATGGTCTCCCCTTGTGTACGATTGAGATTCGCAGCAGAGACCGCCAATGCCATGCGTTGTGCGTCGTTGAGATTCTTGATTTCCGGCCAGCGAACAATATAGTCCGCCTCGGGTAGGAGACCAAGTGCAATCATCCTATCCACAAACGGGCGTACCACATTAGGTTCAGCAAAGTCGTTACGACGATCCTCCACGCGATCATCGTAATTGCTTTGGTCTTGGGATGACGCGAGCTCACCTCTTTCAGAGCCCATAAGTATTCGCTGTGGAATACCTGTGGTCGCTGCAATGAGGTCCATGATAGAGGCCACCTGCTGTGCGAACGCCGATACATGGCTACCTAAGTCCTGTATCTCAACGCCTCGCGTCGTAAGGACGCGTCGTAACTCGTGAGTGTACTCTTCTATCTGTTGATGGAGTTCTGCTTTCTGTTGGTCAGTCGGCATCGGCATCGCTGGGTCGAGTTTGACTTGCTTACCACCGTCCACTCGCTTCCAGTATGCTTCGCTTCCACCACCTACGCACTTCATTAGATCATCGAGGTAATTCCACGGTGCCTCGAGCCGTGGGATCCCAAAGAGCTGATCATCCAGCGCACCTTCTGCCACGTGAATGACTCGCGTATAGTGTACGCGATTCAGTTGCTGGTCACGTGTGGCGGAGCCCATGCCTGTCGACCGACGAAGTGTAAGAGAATAGTATTCAGGAAAACTGAATCGTTCATCGCTTGGGTCTTCTACAAACTCCTCAATTCTAATATTGCGTTGTGAGAAGGGCGTCAGGTATTTGAGATCGTCGGGACTGCACCTCTCGAGGGGATCACTGATAGCCCCAGGCGCACCCAATAAGATCACAGCATAGTTCCCAAGGCCGCACAACACGTCAGTGCGATAGAAAACGTTCCATAACTTGAGTCGTGTGTTGAGATCGTTCCACGCCTGCTCAAAGGCAGTAATGGTATCGGGATTCTCGTCCTCTATAACCTCACCACCACTACGCCACGTAGACTTCGGGAAGGCCTCCACGATACGCTTGGCTATTCCACCGCGTTTGTAGCGATCCCAATAGTCATTGGGTCCTAAGAAACGCTGATAGCCAAGGGCGCGATACATATCGCGCTTCCCGTGAAAAGTACTCCCACTCCTATCGGCCATCTCCGCACGGGAGAGGAGCGGCGACATGGCATCGCGTAATCGAACCACGTCACTCATGTGGTGGCCTCAAGAATGAATCGTCGAGGATGAGGTCGATATTGCAACCCATGATAAGACCAGCCAGCTTAATGAGTTGCGTCCCAAGCCATACGCGAGCAAACAGAACACGGAGACCACGGACTTCCACGGTGATTTCAACATGCTTCATGATTGCTGTTGCTGGCACCGTGACGCGGTGTTCAAAGTCCATAGCTTACCGCCTGTGTCGCGGTGCGTCCTCTATTGTAATCGAGTCTTCTTCGTCGTCCTCATCCTCGTCGTGTTGCAGTAAGAACTTGTCCACAAGTTCCTGCGTGATGATAGAGACGCCTTTGACTTGTGCCGGTGTTAATGCAAGACCTGAGGCCCTAAGAATGGTCTCATATGCCTTGCGTGGCCAAGACTTATCGTCATCATGCATGTTCACCATACCAAGCTACTGTCTTCCTGCGGAACACGCAGGCGCTCTACCATATAGCGTAAGGAATCAATGACGTGGTTCTTTTTGTCTTCCAACTGTGGGATGATCGCGCCCGTAAGACGGTGCGTCTTATAAGAATACATCGTCAGTTCATCAATCGTATGAACACATCGTGGATGGACGATGATGTCATAGTTCTTGAGGAACTGTACGCCTTCCTCGACGCTATTCGGTCCTTTCTTTGCGCCCGTGATTCGAGGATAGCCGTGGCGTTGCATGTAGCTGATGGTTTCAGGTCGAGCGGAGTCAGTAACGATCTCCCACCCGCGTGCCATAGCTTGACACGTCTGCTTTCTGACTGACCGCTCCACGTCAATGTCGTGAACATGCTGAAGGTTGCAACCCAAACTATCGAACAGCGCAGGCGTATCGTCAATCTCGCAACCGACGCGATAGACTTCCCAATCTATATAGAGACGTCGATTGTCGACCCATCCACGTATGGCAACGTCTGGGTCAATCGCGAAGCCCCAGTCTCCGCCGAATAAGAATGCCGTCCCGGGTGGTGTGTCGAAGTATTCGACTGTCCAGTTACGAAAGACGCGGGCCTCACTATGCCTAGCATATTCACCAAGCCAGACGTGGGCGTACTTCTCGGGATCGCGTAAGCGGTCCCATTCCATCTCCTTCTGCAGCACGTCAGAGAGGAATGGGTTATCGCGATACGTGGTATGAATGACAATGGCATCGGGTGGAGGTGGGTCGCTGCGTAGGAAGGAGTCAATCGGGTCCGTGGGTAGGTTAGGATTCCACGTGGCCCATATCTCTGAGCCCGGGACTCGAATTGTCGGGCGTAACAAATCAAGCGAGGTCTGTGATAAGGACTGCGCCTCTTCCACCCAGGCTATGTCATATCCTTCTAAGGACTTGATACTCATCGCTGTATGCGACTGCATACCTTGAAAGATAATGATCCCACCGCCTGGTGTATCGATATGCGTGTTCGTGACACGAAACTGACGCTCGAGGTTATACGCCTTAATCTTATCATCAAGCAGGCGTTTGACTGATTGCTCAAGAGACTGCTGGATTTCACGAACGCATACAGCACGGGTCCCAGGACGTAAGAGACATCGCTCAATGAGGAGGTCTCCGACTGAATGAGACTTAGCGCTCCCACGCCCACCATATGCACCCTTATAGCGCGATGGCTGAAGAAATGGAAGATATGCAGGAACGACTGGTATCTCAACCGTCCGTTCCAACACTCGCGGCATGCGTCTTATTTGTTGAGAAGAGGTTCAGTGTCGACTTGCACGGGAACGACGACGCGTCTTACTTCCGTTACAACTTCAATGGGTCCACCATCAGGACCCGAGTGTTCAACACGGTCACGATATTTCTCGGGAGCGGCGCCTTTCAACATGAACATAAGGAGCGCATTGCTATACGCTCTCTTAGTCCCAACGAGCTGGCCTCCCTGATACACGGGCTCGTCTACACCATCGAGGCTCCGCTTCCACGCGACGTGCTCAGCGTATTCGATGCCAAGTTTCTTAGCATCCTGGAAGTGCTTCTCAAATTCAGCATCGTGCTTACGCCAGCGTGCCACCTGATACGAGGTGACGCCTGACTTGACTGCTGCCTCGGGAATCGAAGGCGTCTCGCTGAAGGCGGTAAGAAAAGCGCGTTGCTTTTCGTTATACACCTCAAGCCAGCGTTCATCCTCGAATAAGACGTGTGTTACTGGAGTGGACATTGTGAAAGATTTGGCATAGATTGTATCGAGGTGAATTGCATTTGTCAATAGTTATTTCACGCAGTTTGAAAATATTTTCTTATGGGTTGAAAACTTAAAGCGTGAATATTCGAGGAGCGGTGATGAATCTTATAAGAAATAGATGGGAGAGCGGTTTTAAAGCGGTACTCGGTACTCATCTGGGAAAGTGAATGAGTACCCGAATGAGTACCCGATAGACTCGATATTTATTGCTTATTTTTACTGGTACTCATTGTACTTATAAAAATGATGGATAAATCTTGCAGTAAACTAGTGGGAGAATCCAACAGTCGATAGAAAGTATGAGTACTGTGAGTACCATGAGTACCGGACGGGTTTTTTCACAGAAACTGCGTGTTTTTGGGTTCAAAACCGCTTATTCCTCGATAATCAGCTTCTTTTGCACGGCTTCTCGCACAAAACCCGCATATGTCTCTCCTTTCACTTTAACACTCTGTCTAACGAATCCAATCCTCCTCATGGCATCATTTAGCTTCCTCGAATCTCTTCTTGTAAGATCACTTACGCCCAATGCTATCCAAACAGCGTCACGAGTGATACGCATATCTTTGTCTCTATCTCCTGTCTTATCGTATAAAACTCTTATAGCTTCTTCATATTCATCAATATATCGACGTGCTTCTTGCTCCTTTGCAGCAAAATCATAGAGTGATCGGTCAAGTCGAATACTTTCACCTTTACTTTCCCGCCACACAGCCTCCGCCCACAGCTGATCTCGTTCTATCTTAAGTGTTTCAATCTCAACATTTTCAGTTTGCACTTTGATTGGCCAGATACGACGATTGCCCGTTGGGTCATACGAATATGTTGTAGCATTCGTTGTACCCACAATAATGAATGCACGCCATGAATCAGTACGAAGACGATCGTATGACAACCGTGCTGAATCAGTTACGCGACTCAACATTGCTTTAATTTTCTCAACATCACCCTTAGGCATGCCGCTCAATTCAGACCATTCAATCAACATCTTACCTTGTGTTTGTTCCATAAGCACGCGAGTATTATTTTGACTCCGATGGTCAAATACGAAGTTCTCTGTATACCATTCTTTCTTAGGAACAAGTTCACTTAACATCGTGGTCTTCCCAGAACCTTGTATCCCCTCGAGGATCACCATCTCATCAAACTTACAACCTGGATGACGTACGCGTCGCACCATTGCAATTACCATAATTGCAGAAATAGACCGCACGTACGCATTGTCGGGTGCTTTGGCTATACGTATAAGCCATGTATCCAACCTCGAGATACCATCCCACTCCAGCTTCACAAAATAATCCTCAACTGGGTGAAAGGCATTTTGCTCAGAAAGATGAAGCATTGTGCGCTCAAAACTTTTGTATTCACCTGGCTTAAAGTGATACAATCGTTCGACAGCATAGAACAATCCACGTATGCGTCGATCGTCTAATGGTCCATCGTACTTATCAACTTCATCTTGTGCATTCCATTCGAGATATGGACGCGAAGCAAATTCATCATATGATAGTAATGCACTCATTTGTGCAAGTGCTTGTTTAATATTTTTCGTAGTGGGAAGAACTTTTGTGCCGGTGTGGTCAAGATCGAATCCACTTGTGCCAGTATCCCAAATCTTTTCAATCGACAGCACAAACTTGACAGAAGCTAATTCTCGTAAAGAACGACGACCCTTCAAGGGACCATCATTCTTCTCATAAGTGGTCTTCACCTCGAGAGCCCGGTCTGGAACGTGGGGATCACCTACACGCTCAGCTGCTGACAGAATTACTAATTCAGCTTCTCCTTGAGAGAGGCCGATAGTCTTCAATAGGCCAGCAAGTGCCAAGCACCAGTTGTGACGTGATCCCGATGGGGCATAATAATGACGAATAAGACCGCACGTCGCCGTCAATCTTACAGCGCGAATAAGATTTTCAGGTGCAATACTCGCGGGTTCATCGATACTGTTCCAGACCACAGTTTCCCCGCCTGGGTGGACACTAGGTGGGGCCATGTCTTGATGGTTGACACGAATCTCTAAAAGGGTCTTACCTGATTCTTGATCTGTAAAGACCATCGTCTTGGCAAACGTCGATAAGAAGAGACGTTTAGCGCGTGGCTTCGAGGGGCGACCGAATATGGCACCTGTCTTAGGAAAGAACGTATCTGCACATTCGATACATTCGATAGAATCGAGGTCAATGCAGACAAGACCCAGAGTCGAACGAATACCGATGTTATCATGTTCACGGAAGTCTTCTGGCTTGAAGACTAAATCGAGCCACTTACTGTGATAGGTGGCCTTTTC